TATATATATTATTAATATATACTTATATATATAATATATTATTACTATAATATCACATGTTAGGCGGCATGTCAACCCCTGCCATAGGGTCTATCGCCGCCTCTGTCATAACATCTTCTTGCGCTTGATTGACTAAGCGTTGCGTGTCAGCCTGTTCAAAGACTGCCACGTTATCTTGTACAATCTTATAATTCTGCCATCCCAAGTTCTCTTCAAGAGCCTTGGCAATAGCTTTACCAGAGATGTGTGCAGCAACCGATGGGATACCCTGTACAGCTTGAATTGTCTGTGCCAACTCCTGAACAAAGCGTGCTTGCTCCGCAAAGTGGCGAGCACCTACAGGATATAGCTTGCCTTCAGCCATTAAATCGTTTTTGGTGATCTCTACGAAACTTTCCGTACCAAAGTCTTCATCAATGGATTTAATTCGCTCTACGCCCTCAAAATTGCGTACAGCTTCAGCTAACATGCCGTTAAGTAGGGGTTCAAGAATGTTACGTTCAAACCAGCTAACTTTGCTTTGGAAAATACGACCAGCAGCGTTTTCTAGTGTTTGCACTTCAAACTTGGTTTTCTCACCGGGTGTACGAATACCCATAGCTTGACGAGGAGCGCCTGCTAGCTCTTCCATACGGTTCATTAGTTCAGCAATTTGTAGGTCAGCCTGTAATGCTGTAGCATCAGGACGTAAAAACTCTACAACACCCTCATCACCCAAGAACACTTGTGCACCGGGTTCGTATTCAAACTCCTCCACTGTAGACCCACGAATGGTCATTACAGGATAGGCAATCAAGTCAAATACGTCAGCCTTTAAGTTTTCCAAATGGTCAATGCGATATTGCATACCAACCAACTGGTCTAGGGGGCCTTGTGCCCACAGGTTGTCAGGACGCAAACGCCATCCACAATGGTACATGGGTTTAACACCAGTCCACAAAGGATTGGGTTGTTTACGTAAAATCCACTTTCTGTCGATAACTGTAATTAATTGGTTGCGAAGTAGCTGTTTACTGTCGGTATCGTAAATATCGCCCCAAAACTCTAGAAGCTCCACCATGTCGCCAGTTAGGTATTCGTCAGCACTACCAAAACCATCAATGGCTAAGTTAACTTCTTTCTTAAACTCAGGATCGTCACGATAATTTTGACGGAATGTTAGGGCCTTATTAATAACAGCCTTGTTGTAGTTGAGAGCAGGTTTTGTCTCAACGTCTGTTAAAAGATCGCCAATTGACTTTAACATGCGTCGAACTAACGGGGTTTTCTCAAATGTCTCAGACAGAGGATTAAACACCAAATCGTTAGGATTGATGCGATAGGCTTTAGGGCCAATGTAGCGATTTACTACGTTGCCCTGACTGTCCATAATTGTATCACGAACATAGTCATAAGTAACAAATACGTTACCAAAATCAATATAGTCGTAAATAAGCTGAGAAACAAGAAGCTGGAAGTTAGACGCTTTTAGCTTCTGTTTCATGTAATTAACAATAGCTAAACGCTTTTTAGCCAGTTCTTCTGTCTTGTCTACAGACTCCCAGAAAAACCAGTTTTCAGATGGAAACAATGCAGCCATATAGTTGGCATGTAGATTGTCTCGAATCTGAGTTAGTTTAGGAGTAACAGTAGAGTTTTTCCAAGGCAGCTTGGAGTTGGCTGTTTTACGGCTATCTGTAGCAAATAAATAGGCACGTAGGTCTTGCTGTTCGTCTTTCCATGACGCACGAGCCTCATCCCATCTAACCCACATATCTGCAATTTTATTTGCTAATGTGTCGTCTTGAAAATTAATTACTTGAATATTGTCTTGCATATTAGTCTTAGCCGAAAGCTACGCCTCCAAATTTACTGTTAAATGGAATGATGTTTGTTTTCTTACCCCAGTTTCTACTACTGACAGGAGACTTACAAATCTCTACACAAGCAGCTACAGCATCCTTAACGTCATCATGCTCAGGATTGTTCATCATAAGCTCTTCTTCTAACGTCTGGCAGTTGCCGCCTTTGTAGTGCCAAATCTGATTGTTTGAGTAACGAGGTTCAAGAATAGCTGCAATACGCTCTGCTTTGCTTTGGTTGCGGGGAGGATTGTATTCGTCAATTGTGAACACAATGTTCTGGCTACGCATATATTCTTTAAACTGAGAAACAATTAGTCGCTGCGCTGCAACAACTTCACATCGCATCTTTTTAAACCGCCACTTCTTAAACACCATTTCAGCACGGTCATACATAACACTAATCTTATTTGTCTTGAAACGGTCGATATCTAGCACGTAATAGTTGTTATCTTCATCAACACCTACAACAGCAATAACGGTGTAGTCGGAATAATTGCCTACAGAATAGGCAAAGTCCATAGCTGCAAACACGTTTAATAGCTTATCTCCAAAATACCATGCACCACTAAAGTTTTTAATTTGGTCACGGTCGTAATACAGGAAACGGCTACGGTCAACTAGCGATGTTTCTACAGCGTTAGGGTTGTTGTAATATTGTGCGTAGAATTGGGTAATATCTAGGTATTTAGCCTTCTTACGTGCCAACTCTTTCTGGTCAAAGCCAAATGCCTTACCGTCATGTCTACGCTGTTTAGGCCACAAAAACTCACCATTGGTTTCTACAACACGTTCAAAAATCTCATAGACAGCAACTTCTATTTCTTCGTCTTTCTCATCGTCGTAATAGATTTCTGTCATTTCCAACATGTCTTTGTACAAGTCAGCAGGATGATAGCGTGTGCCTACAGCCCACTCTTTAGCACCTGTAGATTCAATAGAAGACAGCTGTGAATAGAACGCTCTAACTTGTTCACGTCCAGATTGTGTGTATGCGTTATCAGGCACTACAACGTCATCTAGGACAGCTACACTACAATGCAAGCCTGTTACGTTGGCAGTAATACCTGCGGCTTTAATTGTAGCATCACGAATACCCTCAGCTTTACGTTTAGGGTGATCCACACTAATTTCATCAACTGCCCAACGTTCACGCTTACCTTCGTTTTCATTAACCATTTCAGGCCAATAGAAACGATAGATGTCAGACAACAAGATGTCTTTAACAGCTTTTAGCTGTTTTTCAGCTAAGTTGGCTGTAGCGGATACATACAAAATAGTTGATTCAGGATGTTTGGTAATCCACCAAGCAACCCTGTAAGCAATCATTGCGCTTTTTTGGTGGTCACGAGGCAACAGCACAAGCTGGTTGTCTTTAGCATCCTCTCTACCCCACCAATAGCACAGCTCTTCGTGTACTGCACCAAGCACCCTATGGGGCGCAACTAGTTTAATAAACGTGAGTAAGTCTGCCTCAGCAGCTTGTTTAACTAGTTCTTTTTCACTCATTACCACTTGACCTTATCGGCCCAATAAGCTGCGCTCATTTTGCCTTTAGAAATGTTTTTAGCGTGGCGTGCTTTAAAGCTTTCACGACGCTTGCGGTAGGCTTCAGATTCGCCTTCTTTCTTAGGACTACCTGACACACCTTGTTGACCAAAGCGAATAACTTTCTCCTTGCCACCTTCACATGCTTTTACAACATGTGACTTCTTAGGATGGCTAGGAGTACGTTTAGGCTTGTTACAAGCCATTTCAGACTTCTTAATAGGTTTAGCCATTATTTTGCTTTCTTGGCTGTTTTAGCAGCTTGCTTAAATTGTTTAGCTGTAGGAGCACCTTTAGTGCCGGGTTTACGCATTTTTTCACCAGAGCCTTCTTTAATGCGTTTACGCTTGGCATGAATGTTTGCGTACAATCCTTGTTTCATTTCATTGCCCCATTTTTTTTACGAGCAAAAGACTTGTTAGCACTGCTGCTACGTACACGCAAGTTGCTACGGCTATTACTACCACCCTTGCTTAAAGGCTTCTTGTGGTCAACATCCTTGCCGTCGTTCTTACTTACTTTGCCTTCACGCTCCATTTGACGACGAGCACCATTGCGTTTGGCACGGTCTTTCTTCACTTCTTCTTTACCGTCATATTCTTCGTATTGACGTTTGTAATCACGTTTTCCATTTTTCATGTAAGGCATCAGTGTTTACCTCCAACAACAATTCCTAAACGGGCAATATCGCCTGCAATTCGAGAGGGGGTAAGGGGTACTACCTCTGCCTCCTTTTTAGGACGTCCTACGGCCTTTTTGGGGCCTTCTGAGGCATATCCTTTATCAGCCAACCATTTAGCTGCAGCCGTACCTCCGGGCTGTTTAGCATGTTGCTTCATTTGACTAATAGCTTCAGAACGCAGCTTAACTTCTAGCTCTGCTTGCCATTTGTCTATATGAGGTTTGATAAGGACGTGGTTACGCACTTCTTGCCAGTGTTCCCAATCACCTAAAAGCTGCATAGCAGGTTGGTATTCTGAAGGATCACGACATTCTAGGAATACATCTTTCCATTGCTGTAAAGTGTACACAGGCTTGAATTTTACATCAGGCCGTGCAAACTCTTTAAACAATCCTAAAATTACTCGCTTACCGCTTCCATCCAAGAATTTGGTTCGGTCAACCATATTACTTCCTTTATCATTCCTCTAGGGATTTGTAGACGTGTAAATGTAACACTTCCTTCGCCTACACTGTGTGTTACAACCATTCCTTCAGGGCCATCGTAAAGAACAATAGCGCAGGTTTTAATGATGATGGGTTGCCAAGTATATTCATCATGGTCAACCCAGTTGGTGTTATCTACAACACCTGCATCTTCCCACAGGATGAGTGCGGGTTTCATTTTTTACCGGGTGTTCCGGGTTTCTTTTTGCATTTTTTTTTCATCATTTTTTGCCTTTCTTTTTCTTTGACATTCCAGCTTTAGACATGGCAATTGCAATTGCTTGCTTCTGTGGTTTACCTGCTTTCATCTCTGTCTTGATGTTTTCAGAGATAACCTTCTTACTTGATCCCTTTTTCAACGGCATATCAGATTCCTTTTGTGTATACAGTTTTACCATTAAC